ACCAGATCACTCTGATCTTAAATAAATATACCAGCTCGCTGGTATATAATATTTATAGACCAGCAGATTTTGTCTGCCCTGGTACGACATCACTAGATTCCTCTAGCTGCTCCTTTTCTGGTAGGAGCTCCACCATAATGCTATTTTCTGTGGGCATTAACCACATTTTGTCATCTCTAATAACTCTTTCTATAACTTGTGAACGTTCTTCACTAATTTCAAAAATCTTACAGAAGATATCATACTTATCATCCAACCGAATTGCGAGTTCACGTTGAGCCTGATCAAGTACATCTCTCTTCCATGTAGGTTCTTGAGAATCAGTAAATGCTAACATTCTCACTACTGAAGTTAACTCCAATACTCCAAAAATCCTATTGTACTTGGGATTATAAGTTGGGGTCCTCTTCAAAAATAGAACTTGTTGAACATTTTTAAACTCTATTACTGTCTCATGCTTCCTTGCCGGGGTAATCCCCATCCCAATCCATTGAGAAAAAGCCATGATTCTATCATGAGTATAAAAATGCCGATATTTTAAAGTGACATATTTAAGATTATCATCTCCATAATTTGCCAATGAAACATTCTGAAAGAAATAGTGCTCTCGCGCTAATATCTTAACAAAATTTACATTTGTTGGACAATTACTAGTGCAAGCTATAATGAAGTAAAATTGTAAAACTTCAAGAATAGCCTCGCAAAAGCAATTAATCCAAGCTGTAGCAAATACGCCTGATGGTAATCTCGTAATCATAATGAACACATCGTTTCCAATAATGACTACAAATTGCTGTAATGATTGCAGAATTAACCTTATCCTGTTCTTCTCCTTTGGATTCTCCTTGTAAAAAGGACAGAGACAAACAAACCACCACAATATCAATACAGCAAATCTTATCACAAGTAACACTTTATCATATTTATCATAATCGGAATCTAACCAACCAACCTCAGTAAGAAACTGACGGAAAGTAGGATCTGATTCTAATTTAGAAAATGGGGTGATCAGTGGTTTCTTTTTTTGGAGTTCCAGTTGGCAACGTAACACTTGATTATTATCTTTCGAAAGTCGATTCTTGTCAAAATCTGTATAGCAGTGTTGTTGGGAGAGACCAAAGAAAACAAATATGTCCTCTCCTCCGTATCATTGTGAACTAAAATCCAACGTCCATCCAGATCTAGATACTCGAACTGA